TTACTTTGATGCCCACAGATCCCTGAGAGCCTGCTGCAAATAAGAGAAATCCACAGATGGCACATCCGGATTCAGTCTGCCCTCTTTCCTGCACACATCATATAATCTTATTCCAAGAGATGCCACATCCCGTCTGTCCTCCGCAGGCAGACTTGCATACAGCATGTCAAATTCAACCAGAGCTTTAAGGTCACCTGACCAACCCGATGCAAGCCAGGCTATATCAGCCGTCTTGTCATCTCCAAGTGCTTTAACGCTCTCAACCAGTTGACTATATTTACTGTTGACAGTTCCATTCTTCATACCCTGCCAGTGAAAAAGTGCAGTCTCAGACACACCGAGAACACTAGCTATAGCCGGAATGTGCCGCGCTGTCGGAAGCCTCTCCTCATTCTCCCACTTGTAATATATCCCTTCTGTTATCTTATGATTCTCCGGCAGGAGCTCATTTATCTCCGCAACCATATACTTTACCGTATACTTCGAAGATCTGCTGTTTTTGCGGATATCCCGCATATTGAAGCCTATCGTATCTACCATTTCTGTAGAATCCGACGCCCCCTTTTTTGTTCTCCTTCTATTCATCTCTCTCCTCCATTGTATACATTTATACATATTGTTTATTTTATAATTAATATATTGATATGTCAAAATATCTCAAAATGGCTTAAATACGTTACTTTTTGAAGGTACTTCGTGTAATAACATATCATGGCAAATCAATTTTTTGCCCCTAAATTGCCCCTAAATTGCCCCTAAAAAAAGCCCACCATATTGCTATGATGGGCTCTCTGTTCTACTTCAAAATCTCATTGACTTTGTTCTGGATTATAGTTGGATTATACCCCGCTGCCTTAAGCCTATTGATACGCTCCTGTCCGTTGCCCCACTTGCCTATGATGACTTCATGAGCAACTGCATTGATGATCTTGTCCTCTGACATCTGTGAAGCCTTGACGAGCTTGTTGACTGCTGCCTGTACCTTATTGTAATCATATCCAGCCTTTGTGAGTCTATTCTTACGATCAGTACCGTTGCCCCACTTGCCCGCCAGCACCTCTTTAGCCAGTGTGTTGACGCTCTTCTTTACCGGCTTAATAGTGACAATCTTCACAGCCTTAGTAGCTAGCTTGTGCCATGATGCTGCACTTATGTATGCTTTGTTGAGGTCAAGGTTGCCATTGTAGCCTGAGAGCTTGCCAACAGATGTATACTGCCTGATCAAGCAATTATATTTTCCTTCGTTCCATGGGTGCTCCTGGTATCCAGTCTCAACATAATCTGGGTACTGAGCGACCCACAGGCCAAAACCAGTTTTCTTCACTGCATCCATAGCGCTCTTCTGGATGTATATCAGTGGCTTAATGCCTGTCTTTTTCTGCACATAACTGCACCACTGCAAGCACCATTCCAGATCCTTGACACCAAACAGATGGTTGTCCTTGGCTTCCCAATCCAGAATAAGTACCGCCTTGCCGATATACTTCTTTACATACGCAAGGAAGTGGTCAGCCTCTTTCTGTGGATCTCCGCCATTTGAATAGTGGTATACTCCCAGAAGTTTTTTTCTACTCAAAACTTTATCGCAATGCGCTGCAAAGTATCTGTTCTTGTAGTTCGTTCCCTCGGTCGCCTTCACGATGCAGAAGTCGTATGGCACTTTGGCAAGGTCTATATTTTTATCTCCCTGCCATGCACTGATGTCTATTCCATTCATATTATTCCCCACCTTTCTCTTCGCTCTTTGAGGTTAATATATCTATTGCTTTATTGATTACCTTAGGAAGCGGTACACCCATGAGACCAGCGTTCTCCACAATACTGATCGTCTCATTTACAATAAATCCTATTATCACCGCATCCCGGATATAGTTTGACCCTATCGCCAGATCGAGCCTATAGGCTATCAATACAAACAAAAGGGACATGCCCTTACGACATAATCCCTTCCATCCTGCCTTGCTCTCTAAGGCTCCTGACGTTGTTTTCTTACTGTTGTGAAAAACTCCAGCCACCACCAAGCCACTCACATAGTCTATGGCCATGAACATGACCAGTGTTGCCAGCCCTGCATCCCATCCACCAAACAGGGATGCTATCACACCGCCTATTGCTCCGGCGGTTGTACATATTGCATTTTTCATACTTTTTATCCTCCTAAATTAAGATGTCAATTTATCGCCTGTCAGCCATGTTCCAGAGAGTGATATCTCATCATTTGCTGCAAGTTTCACTGTAGTACCCATCATGCAGATGTTTCCGTCAGGCCCCACGATTCCTGTAACCGGCGGTCCCTGCTGACCGGATGATACAGCTACGATCGATACCGGCCTGAAACCAGTCGGGACGGATGCAACACCTACAGTTCCGGTCCTACCAACAGCGTATGACTTCTTGACCTTACATGACATGTACATCTGCACAACATTGCCGATACGTCTGAGGTTTCTGTTTGTTATATTAGATGCATTTGTGCTGTTAACCGTTATTGCTCCAGATACACCTGTACCATCGAGAGCCATTCCAATGCCGCTGTCAAGATAAGATGAGTTGCCTGTCTTCCTGTTTGTACCGGCTGAATAGTCACTATCTGTTGTCCTCGTAAACGCAAGTGCATTTCCATACACACTATTGTATGCCGCTACTGCCCAAGTCGAATTTAGGGTTGGAAGCGATATGAGCGGGTAATAGTCGTTGTCAAGAATGGTATCGCCAGCATTAAATACCGCATTATCCCTTGCGGTCAGCCAAGTCGATGCTAAGATTGAGTCTATTACCTTAAAAAGTGACGCTCCCACATCTCCTCTGACTGTCAGTGACGACTCGCCAGAGTTATCACCGATGATAGTATTCTTTCCAAGCCATACCACGCCTGCCTTAGCTGCGCTCACCGAACTGTCATTCGTTATGTATATACCATCGCTTCCGATCACAAGCTGCTGCTTCAGTCCAGCGATACCTACAATGATGTTGCCGTCCTTGAATGTTATATACTTTGAATAGTTGTCCGGGTCCGCTTCGTCAACGTTTATAAGTTTCTCCCAAAACAGCTTCAACTCATTGCCTGACTTTTCAACCGACAGGGCCTTGTTATAAGCCGCCTTCGCAGCCTCATAGCTGCTTGATTTTGATACGTCAGAATATGATACAGAATCATCGCTCATAATAGTCTGATCAACAAAATACAAAGTATTTGTAGAACCACTTGTATAACTTGGCTCAGTTGTAACCCATTTCCCACCGGGAGGATTTGCCGTTGGCTTAGCTGGTGCTGCAGCTGTGGAGGACTGCAATAAGTAATATCTCGTAACGCTCTTGATATCCTTGACATTAAATATGGTTATTTCTGCCTTGGCTTTGATTGTAGCCATAGAAACACCCCCTTACGCTTCAAGCTGACATGTTATAGCCAGTGAGTTAGGTACATCTCCTGCACCCACCGCATAAGTATTTGAAGACTTCTGGTATACTCCGCCTGCATACCACTTGACTGTACCTATCCCAGATACTACTCCTGTTGAAGAAATAGTTTGTTCAGCACTGCCCTTGAATACATGCGCTGTAAGCACTGTAGAACCGGTGTTATTCTTAAAGATGATTCCGGCACTTGATGTAATTGTTAATGTCAGTGCATCCGCTCCTGCATTGCCCTGAGGGCCCTGAGGGCCTGTTGCTCCTGTTGCGCCTTTCTCACCCTGAGGGCCTGTTGCTCCTGTTGCGCCTTTCTCACCCTGAGGGCCAGTTTCGCCTTTGATTCTTGCCCATGTATAAGCCCCTACTGTTGCCGGGTCTGTCGGGTTATAATCTGTACATGTACCTATATACATTCCAACATCTTCACCCGAGTTTGATGTGAATGTTTTTCCTCCATCGTTTGAATATTTTACATGAAAATACGATGTCTTGCCGTTTGCCCCAGCTGCCCCTGGAGTTCCATTAGTGCCGTCCTTAACAGTCTGGGTATGTGTACCGTCTTTATCGGTGATGGTTATGGTTGTCACGCCGTTTGTTTTAGTGACTGATACAGTTGGGGATACACCCTGCGGGCCCTGAGGCCCCTGTACTCCCTGATCACCTTTATCGCCTTTAGCTCCTGTTGCTCCTGTCTTCGCTACGGCAAACGAGAACTTCTTGTTGATCGTTACCCCATCAACAACAACTGGGATAGTTGCCTCGCATGCAGTTGTCAGCTTCGCCGTCAGAGTAAACGTGATTGTGACTTTTGAAGTTCCACTGTTACTTACCGCAGCTGTCACTCCTGTTGGGCAAACTATTGCCTTGGCATCTACTGTAACAACGGAACACATGTTATTACCACAATATGCTGCCGCATCTGTTGTGCATTTAGAACCGGCCGCAGCTCCCTGCGTGTCCCCAAGGAATGTGTATGCTTCGCTTGACAACACTACGTTGTAAGCATCTGATACATCAAGTACAGTAACCTGATCTGCTGCTTTTATTGTTGCCATATATATAATCCTCCTTAATCTGTTATAAGTTCACACATGAAAGTTACTTTTGTGTCCACGTCATCTGGTGAAAGGGTAAAAGAAAATCCGTCGTTACTCATTCTTGAATCGGCGGATGATATTATTCCATATTCTTCTTCATCAAGTTTCTGCCATTTCCACTGGATGTAGGCTGAACTTCCATACACTTCATGTAACTTATCTATATCTGTTATCCTGTCTTTTCCGTGGTATATCACCACAGACAAGACTGTTGATACTGCATTATTTTTAAATACGGTTCCTCTTGATGATTCTATCCTCAGGAGTGTGGTTATCTCATCTCTGACATTATCAACATCCTGTTTTATGTCACTTATAATGTTTTCTATGTTCTGTTTGCCAAGGGTGAATTTATCTGCTGATATAGCAAGATGGGATTCTCCCTTATTATCCACATAGAACATTATGAAATTGTCAGAATCACCAATGTTTATCTGGCCATCACTTCCGAGATATGTTCCCTGGGATGTATTACTCATACTCTCTTTTGTGCCAGAGTATAAACAACCATCCGCTATGTGCCAGCCGCCTATTGTTGCTCCAAATGCCACAAGATCATCAACAGCTATCTTAGTTGCCGTGATAGACTTAGCTCTGATCACACCGCCATCAAGGCTGTTGTAATCCGTCTGCTCTTTCTCTACTGTGTTACCATCAGTATTCAGTTTGTAATACAGACCATCTTCACCCTTGATGACGAGCTTATCCGCTATGACTGTACCACCCTTGATACTGTCTCCCAGGATAGTCACACCAACGAGTGTTCCTGTGACCTTCTGATCACCGACCACAACATCTGCAATCAATCCCGACTTGGCGAAAAACTGCTCCAGAGCTGCCTTACCTATATTTGCAAAATCTATCTGTGCATACTTGATAGCCGCATCTTTCGCATCCAGCTTATCTGCGTACAAACGCCTGTATACCTGCTGCACATAGTTCTCGGTTGGGCTTACATATGTCGCTTCACTGAGTTCTGTACTGCCATATGATCCGATAGCCGTTATAAGCCCGCCGTCATAACTGAAATCCAAGCTCATGACCGGCACCGGATATGCTTTGCCATCTCTGCTCAATACCTGTACTATATCTCCAAGCTCAAGTCTCATATCACCCGCAAAACTGCATGTCGTTGGATGATAGCTCATATCCTTCAGCTTTGCATACAGGCCGTCAAGAATCTCCTGTGTCATCAGGAAGTTGCTTGTTGCTATTCCTGTAAGCCCCTGTCCTGATTTTATTGTGCTGTTCTCATCAACAGCACATGAGATATACCCAACCTGAAACATGTTCTCTTGCACAACAACATCATCAAACGACCTGTTAAGCCCTACCGAATAATCCGTTGTCGTGTACCACCTGAAATCAAGCACTCCGTCCCTGTCAAATGTTGCAAACTTGCCGTCAATGCCAGCTATGAATCCAACTGCCTGTCTGTATGTGTAGCCATCAAAGTTTTTTGATATGTTGATTCCTGACGGAGCATTCTTCATTCTGATGCCTGTCAATGTCTCTATCTCTGCACATACCTCCGATATATCACAAGGATATAAGAGATTAGACAGATAATATCCAGACAGCTTGTAAGCCATCCTATCGTATGCAGTGAACGTGATCCTGCCATCATCAACAGTAGGTTTCTGCGCCATGAAGTATCCCATCTTGACATACTCTATACTGTCATCATCAAGCATGAGGCCTATCTCAAGCAGAAATTCCTTGCCGGTCAGACTTATATCCGGCTGTATCATTGTGATATCAAGCTGCGTGGAACTGGCGCACCCTATCTCTAAGGTGCTTGTTCCAGTTCCGGCTATACACTTCATATCAACACTGACAAAACCGGATTCTATGACAGTGTCATCACATGTTATACGTGCTCTGAAGGTTCTGCCATCGCCCATTATTCTATTGCCAAAGTTATCTGATACTTTCGTGTACATCCGATATCTCCTACTTCTCTATCAGGTCAACTCCAACCCCTGTATACCTGTACATTCTATCACGTATGTCATATACCGGGTATGTCGGAGTGCCTGCATACATCCTCTTTGTTACATATTGCTTTGTTCGTGGATCCTTGAATTTAACATCAAAAAAAGAATCATAGATTGCACTCTCTATAAGTGCTATCTGTGATTCTGTGAGGTAATTCCACTTAATCTTCAATGTCATCTTTCTGGCCACGATATCACCGAACATTTCTCCATCCGAGACTCGCCCAGTGTTCTTGCTCCAGATCTTCTCTGGCGCATAAGTGAGACCACCATTGATCGCTGGATCTGGCATGTCCACTCCATTTATAACAAGCTCTGCTGCCACAGTCTCACTCCTTTCCTATACCAATATTGGATTCTTGCCTGTCTGGATGGTCCTGCCGTTGATGTCCTTTATAACAACATCTGTAACCTGTTTGCCGCCGACATATACATTTATCACAGGTGTGTTTCCACCTGGCTTGCCGCCACCGCTGTTCGCCGCTGTGACCGCCCTGTATACACCAGCTTCAATACCTTCGACTATCTGAGCATTATTCGCAACTGCTGTCTTACCATTGCTGAACTTACCAACAAGCTCTCCGTGGTTCGCCATGAACAAGCCGTCCTCCGGGAAACCGCCAGTCGCAAATGTGGATATATGTCCAACATTAAAACCAATTGTAGTTCCATCGAATAATGTCTTATATTTTCCGTGAATAATATCATAATAACGGATAGGATTAATCTTCCAACTCAGCTTGTTAAGATTGTCGATAATGTAAGTATTTATCCATCCAATAACCGTATTTATGGCTGATCTGAAACCGTTTTTTAGTGCCTGCGCAGAAGTAGCTGCTACGATTGTGAACCTTACAGTCTTATTCTTCCACTGTGCCGATCTATTGTTCCACCACGTTTTTATGCTCTGAATCGTTGTCACGGAATTAACGCTAAACTTTGATATCTTATTTTTCCACTGTGCCGATCTATTGTTCCACCACGTTTTTATGTTCTGAATCGTTGTCACGGAATTAACGCTAAACTTTGATATCTTATCCTTCCACTGATCCGCCCTGTCCTTCCACCATTGTCTTATAGCCGCTGGTGTAGTTGCTACAGTGGCAGTCAATATAGCGGTTTTATCTTTCCAGTCCTGCAGCTTATCTGTTGCCCAGTCTTTTATCTTACCAACAGTTTCCTCATCAAGCGCCGCTGACAACTTTGCAGCTATAGGCAGTGACTTGTTTTCTGAGTCTCCCCACAGGCTCTTTATCGATTCCCAAATATCTGACAAAGTATTCTTCAACTTGAGACCAACCTCAAGTGCTGTATCCTTGAGTTTAGCCCATACATCTTTGATACCTTCCCATATCTTCTGTGCCTGATCTGACCAGTCTGTGCTCTTGATCTGATTGATAATAGCATCCCAGATAGCAAGTACCAATTTGTAAAATGCGCCTGCAACACTGATGACAGCCTTGATAGCACCTGTAATGATTCCTATCCAGTCTACCGATGTTATTGCATCGACAAGATCTGTACCAATAGAATCCCAGTCCACTTCATCGAAGAATGTCGATATACTGTTCAGTACACCCTTTACACCCTCACCGAAGGTCTTACCACCCTCCTTAAAGTCTATCGCTCCAAAGAAGTTATTAACTGTCTTGCTTGCACTCTCCCCGGCTTTCTTCCAGTCAAACGTCTTGGCAAAGCCAAAGCCTGTATCTATGACATTCTGAACCGCTGTACCAAGCGTATCTCCAGCCAGCGACCAATCTGTAGTGGACAGCGTGCTGTTTAGTGTTTCCGCAAGGGACTCTCCCCACTTCTTAAAATCAAACTTCTTCTGGAATGTATTGATTGCTCCCAGAATTGTGTTGATTCCATTACCAAGTGTGGATCCTACAAGATTCCAGTCTGTCTCCTCAACTGCTCCATTTAAAAAGTCGGCTATCTTCTCGGCTATGCTGCTGCACTTCTTCTGGACACTGCTCCAATCAATAGATCCTAAAGCACTGTTTATCTTGTCTCCAAGGGCCTTTCCAACAGCTTCCCAGTTGCCACTCTTGATAGAATCTGCAAGGCTGCTTGATATATCAACCTTTGTGGTTTTCCAGTTGCCTGTATTCAGTCCGTTTCCGGAGCTGCCGCTTCCGGAGCTTCCACTGTTATCATCCAGCTTGGTGATCTCGTCAAACCCCAGCAGCACATTCTGCAGTTCTTTAGCACTTGCAGCCGACTGGTCAAGGCTTGCCGAATAATCTTTCTGAGTATATACAGCCTTTTCAAATGTTGTTTGACCTGTAAGGTATGCAAAGAACTCAGCCAGCTTGTTAAATGCATCAGCCACAGTGTTCACTATACTTGTAAGTATTGGTGTTATATAGCTGAGTAGAGGCTGAAATGCTGATAAAATGCTGCTCTTTAAGTAGGTAAATGAGGATGCCAGCAGTGACAGATCATTGTTCACGACAGCCGACTGCTTTGCAAAGCTCTGCAAGGTTTCACCCATGCCACTCATAAGCTGCATGAACAGCATTGAGAGCACCATAGACTTCACCATTCTGGCAGTCTGTGTAAACTTAGAGCTTAATCCTGACAGCTTATCTTTAAGTGATGATAATCCTCTTCCTATCAGTGTTGTATTCTCATAAAGAGAGAGCAGTCTGCGCCCAGCATTGCCCGCCGCAGTTCCAAAGTTTCTTATGTGGGACACACCATTTTGGAACCTATGAATCAGTGATGCAGTAGCATTACCGACATTCTTGACAGTAGATGCAAGTCTGCCAAAAAAGCCAGTAGATGTATTCTGAGATGTATTCTGCAAAGCGGCACTGAGCTGTGATATGCGTTCCTGTGCCTGCTGTATAGAATCCCTTGTCTGCTGCATATTTGCCTGAAGCATTTCCTGCTTACCGCTTAAACTTGCTGACTGTGTCGATGCCGTACTATATGCGTTCTGAAGTGATCTCAGTTTATTCTCCTGCTGAGTAATAATAGAGTTCATTCTCTGAAGCCCCTGTGTGCTTCCAAAGTTTCTGCTTTCGGCACTGACTCCTTCCATGGCTGTTTCCAACTTCTCAAGTCTTCCCCATGCCTGTTCACTTGATGTATCCAGTTCATTCATCTTTTTAGTCATGTCTTCCATGGACATGAACGAATTACCAACATCTATGATGTCATAAGGAGACTGCTTGAGTCTCTCCATGGCATTGAATAACTCGTTGGCTGATATTTTATTTTCATCAAGTGTAGTCTTGAGTCTGACCATCTCTGCATTTATGCTGTCGTCAATATTCAGCTCAGACATTATTGAGGACATCGCCTCATAATCTCTTTTTAAACCATCAAGTCTTGTTTGCTGTGCCTGTATATCATTACTGGTTTTCTGAACCTTCTGATTCTGTATATCGTACTTCTGATTCACTGCGTCCAGCTTTATCCTGTACCCATTGAGGGTATTCTGCAGCTTCTGGAGCTTGGCCTGTTCCGCATCAAGAGCTTTCTGTGTCTTTTCCTGTGTTGCATCACCGGGATTGCTCGAAACCTTATACGATCTCGTCTCGCCGCCATTGTTTGTATTCCCACCCCAATTAGCTGTTGGCCTTGAGTTGAATACATCCTGCATAGTTTCTTTGACTTTTTTCCATCCGGTCGTTATTTTGGCCGTTTCAGCAGTGCTCTGCTTTGATACAGTCTGCATCTTGGAATTTATCTCACCAACCGCCTTGCCTGTTCCGCTAACAGTCTTCGTAACCTCTGACATCTGCTTGTTATATGCAGCGCTCTGCTCTGTGAGCGTCCTGAGGTCTTTTGACATATCCTTGATAGGCTGCGTTATCTCATCCAAGGCACTTGCTATGTCCATGGTCTGTGCTTCAGTTCCCTTGAGAGTTTCGGTAATATCTGAAAGAGCTTTCTTCAGCTCATTGGTGTCAGCAGTAAACTTGACGGATATCTCCTCTATTGTCATATTCTGTCCCACCTCCTTCCTTTTCGTATTTCTTCATGATTTATTTTTTGCTCTTATCCACATGCCTGTACATTATTGCCTTGTACTTCTCAAGCTCTGCCTGTCTCTTTTCTTCCTCGTTCCAGTATGGGAATATATCTGATACATTTATATCTCCATCATTCTTCCATACCCACATGGATATAAGCTCAGCCTGCCTGAATGCTATGTTGGCTTCGTGCTGGTGCTTCCTGCGTTCCCGCTCGTTGTAAACCTTTATCATTTCAACAAGCTCACCCCAGGTATAATCCAATGCCTCAAAGAGGCCCACACCGGCTATCCTTGCTTCAAAGAGAAGCCTATCTATATCATAAGGGAGTGCTGTCTGACTTATCTTCGGAATCGCCCGCCGTTGGGGTCTGTCCATTATCCTTCTGCAGCTTCTCTACCCTTTCCTCAAGGCTGTCAAACATAGTCTTATATGTTGTATTGATGCTGTTCACAACACTGTTTGCCTGATCCTTCTTGATGATTCCAGAATTGACTGCAATGTCGGTAAGGACCTTTGCAAAGTCCTCAGCTCCGCTTCTGCCGTTCTCAACAAGCAGATCGTAAAACTCCTCTCCATCTGTGATCTCGTTGTCATTGTCCTTGTAACCCAGAGCTATGCCAAGAATATCAACCGCTCTGTCTATATCATCTACTGCACCCATAAGAGTTGCCAGCATGTTCTCTTCGTACTTCTCCTTGAGAATCTTCTGACCACCTGCTGTAAGTCTCAAGTGAAACTTCTTCTCTGCTCCATCTACCTTGAGTTTGATTTCCAATGTCTGCATATCTGCTTTACCTCCTAAAAAGGCAGGGAGACCATGCCCCCTGCCTGTGATGTATTATTTCATATTGTTGTATTACAAAAATGGATTATGCTTCTACCGGATCCGTAACCTCCCACTCACCCTGAAGGTTTACAACTGTCTTTGCCTTAATGAGGTTGTTGACCTCGGCACCGGTAACTGTCGTTGTAACATATCCCTTATTCTTGAATACTGTCTTGTCAGGGAATGTGACCTCAACATCAACTATAGCCCCAGCATCCTCAAGGCCCTTGAGTATACGATAGTCTGAGGTTGTTGCTCCATTGTCATAGAGATACTCTACCTCCCAGCTATCGTTCTCCTGCACACCTGGAACACTTTTCTTTGACTTATCCTTGAAGCATGTAGCATCAAGTGATGAAGGTGTTCCTCCAATGTCTCCTATCTTTGTTGCATAATTAAGGGCTGTCTTGCCTATCTTGATATCAAGACCTATTGAGGCAAGTCCCTGCTTTGGTGTATCTGCCATTGTTTTATACCATCCTTTCTATGAAATAAGCCTGTTTGTTCTTGTGTCTACTTTGCTGCTATATCTGAGAGTCTTTCTGCAATATCCGCTGGCATCAACATTATCTCCATCGTCATCCGGGCTTTCGTAGTCCCTGTTGAATCCAAGATCCACCATCTTCTCATCAACCATCAGCATGATGGATATGCATTCCTTAAAGGTTCGGCTCCATATATCTATCTGAAAGCCCAAATTTTCAACAACGCTGTGCATCCCTGTGCCAGTATTTGCTATCTGAATAAATGTAACCAACGGAACATAACTTATAGACTTTGGATATCCATGATTAACCTTTAATTCGTTATACTCTATGCTTTCAAGCAACTCCTTGATCTGTTTTCTTGCATCTATCATCTAGTGATCTTGCTCTCCATTCTTACCGCTGATTTCAGCCTTTCTACTATGTGTTCCTCATTGTTCTTCATAGCCGGATAGAGGTATGGCTGTGGTGCCTGTCCTCTGGTTAAATATCCTATAACCTCACCATCCTTCTTTATCGGGATGAAGTGATATTTTTCAGCCTGAGCCTTATCTATCTTGTCAACAGGTATCATCCATGGTGTCTGCCTGTATCTGAGGTCTATTCCCTCAATCTTAAGGCCTGCCGCCTGTCCAACAGGTCCTGTGCCAAACTCCACATATGCTGCATAGCTCGCATTGTTGTATACCTCACCAACAATCTTATCCTCTGTCTCGGTAACCCTTGTCTGTATCTTCTCTCTGAGATATCCACCATCAACAGGCGCAAGCGCTCTGGCTTCTCCTGCTATGCGGTCGGCTTCCTGTTCCACAATCTGTTTTACATTGCCATCAATCCCATTAGAAAGTTTATCCAGGGCACTTATGAGCGTATCCAGTCCTTTGATTTCAATAGGCATATCTACTTCACCCTTTCTATGATGACAAGGCGATAAGAGGGATAAGGCTTGATGGATTCCACGTTGTACATGTTATCGCCCACCTTCACCCTGTCTTTTTCTTTCAGACTGATGGAGTCATCGAAAACACATCCCTGAAGCATCTCGTTAACACGCTCACCATACTCAGCTACCTCAACCTCTGAAGATATAGGACTCCACAGAATCCTCTCAAGGATTCCTGATGGATCTGTCTCATATCCATATGATTCATGTCCATACTCATCCTCTTCAACATAACTGCGATATATCCCGCTATTCTGTCTCTTCTGTGCTATCTTTCTTCTTATGCTTGACATATACCCTCCTGTATCTCTTGAGGCTGTCCAGGACCTTATCAACCTGTGTATCAAAGCTCTCTCCTGTGAGATATGTTGTATTCTCGGACACAACGCCCTCTGAGTAGCTCTCAGACTTTATATGCTTGTCAGCCTGGTCTCTCTCATAGAGTATAGCTGCGATCTCGACCGCCTTTGAGGCAAAGGCTTCATCGAACTGCTTCACATTCAGAAACAGAACTATCTCATCCTTCGCCTCTTCCAGATAATCGGTAAGGATCTCATCGCTTATATCCTTATCAGAGCCTATCTTCCTCTTAAGCCTTGCCAGTGAATCCATCATGTATCACCTCTCAGTCGGTCGCCTTTGTGGCTGTCTTTGTGGCTGTCTTTGTGGTTACCTTTGTTTTCTTCTGAGGCTTTACCTCTTCCTCCACCGACTCTTCTTCTTCTGCTTTCGCATCCTCCACCGGCTCTTCCTCTGCCGACGCCGCAATGACAGGTTCATCCTCTATAACAAAGGTCTTTATGTCCTTGCGGCAATGCTCTACAACACGCTCATTCCGGCAAGTGAAGCTGTGTCCTGTGATAATATTCTTTATAATAGCCATATCTGCCCTCCTACTTCCTGTTCACTGTGAGAGTTGCAAGTGCATTCTTCTGGAGTACCTTGACACCACAGAGGTGAAGTCCCTTGACAGCATCTGAGAAGTTGCTCTCTGGTCTGTAGCCCTCTGTCTCAGTGATCTGCTCAGCGAATGAAGCACCGGCATTTGTACCGGCAAGTATCTTGTACTTTGCACCATCTGTGTTTGGTACATTGTTTGATACATAGATCTGGAAGCCTGCAGCAGCTCCGATGTGTCCGCCCTGAAGGATTGCCATGTTTACATCTGTACCATTGCCAACGAATCTTGAATCCTTCTGGAGAAGTCCATGATAGAATGGTGGCACAACTACCCAACGGCCTAAAAGTGGAACATTCTTCTCTGTGAGTTCTGTTCCAAGATCTACAAGCAAGTCATATGCATCATCCTTAGTCGGAACAAATGGCGACTCATCACTTCCGATTGCTCCAGCGGCACCGGCTACCATGATTCCTGCAAGCAGTGAATCAACCGTATCATTCAGACCATATGCGGCTCTTGCCATAGCCTCGTTCATCAGCTTAGGGTTGGTCTGCGCATTGTCCACATCCTTGATGGCAAAATTGAAGTAATTAGCCTGATCAATAGTAAGTGTGTCCTGCTCACCTGTAAGATCATCTGGAGCATCGATAGCCGCTCCTGTATACTTCTTGATCGTGATATCTCCGATCTGGTTGATCTTTACAGTATCACCAAACTGCTTGATCTCACCCTCATAATCTCTGTTGACAAGTCCTGCATATACATGGATCTTGTCAAGATGTGCAAGAAGTCTTGCACTCCATATCTGTGGAATAAAATTCTTAACTGACATATTTCATCGTCCTTTCTTACTTGTTCTGCTTGAGCACATTCTGCACCTCATCCCAGTGTGCATTGATCTCCTCGGCACTCATAGACTTAATGCTATCCATGGTTATTGTCGTGCCCTGGGTCTTATCCCTTGGTGCTGTGCCTCTCATTTTGTCGCTTACAGAATCCGCAACGGCTGTTCTGAAAGATGCTTCAAACTTATCAATCTTATCCGCTGTCTCTTCTGCTGTGTCGCCTGTCAGAACATCAGCAAATGAAGCATCAAGCCCTCTCTTGATCAGCTCCTTGCCTGTCGCAAGTACAAGCTGCTGTCTCTCAAATGCTTTCTTCTCAGCGTCAAAGGCGGCCTTATCCTTATCAAACTGATATTTTGCTCTCTGCTCCGCTGTCATCTTCTCCAGCTTCTTAGCCTCGTCAAGGTTTTCAATAGCTTCCTTGTCCCACTTCTCCTTGGCTGTAGCAAGTGCCTGTGTGACTCTTGCGTCCGAAGCTGACTGAACAGCCTTTTTGAACTCTGGTCTTGCCAGAATCTCCTCGACTGTCATAGTCTTAAGCACATCTTCAAGTGATGCTGTGCTTGTTGCCTGGTTCTGCTGTGCTCCCTGTGTCTGTGTACCAGGCTGTGTTGTTGCCTCACCAATCTGTGCCTGTGTCTGTGTTGTCTGCTGTGTTTCATCCATAGCTTATACATTCCTTTCTTGTGCCTGTCAGTTCATGCCTGCCAGTAGTCTATTGATATGTCCCCAGCAAGTTCATGCCTTGCTGTTGAGGTTTTAATGTCTTTTCCTTGACAATAAAAAAGACCATGTTTTTACCATGATCTAAATTAGCTACTATTCTGTTCTTATTCCTCTGTATAACACGTATTTGTCAACTTATGGTATACATCCTCATACAGTTCCTGTTTATTGCCATTGTAGGTATACTCAGCATATATCCCATCACCACTGATATTTGTTGACGCAAGGCATTTATAATTCTGTAATGTCTTGCATGACCAGACAATATATATGTCGCCCTCATCTATCTGTATATCTGGGTGATTCTTACGATACCATTCAGTCAACTTCTTGCGACATACATTCTCAAAGTGTTTCATTCCTGTTACTATCATTACTTATTCTCCTATTTTATGCATTAAAAAAGCACCATACATCTCTGTACAGTGCTTGTAATCACATCTAGCATTCTTTTCTACTCTTCTCCTATATGCCTTTTTCCGGGCTTATATAGTTCTTCTATAACTCCATTGGCTATATCTCCGCCTACGTATCCTGGACCATACAGTTTGTCCAAATGTGCTCTAACCTCCGAATCTCTAGGCAATGACCTAAATTTTTCTCTCTGCTTATCATATTCCTCATATGATGTAATACTTAAAAACTCTTCTTTTAAAGTCATCTTAATGCCTCCTCTATCAATTTGATCTCGTACTCATTGAGCATTGTTTTGTCCTTTTGATACACTCTGAAAAGCTCTGAAATAGCCTCCCACATAAATTCTGTATTTAAATTACCATCTGGGGTGATAGCCTCAGTTACGCTATCAATATATAATCTACCTTGATATTCGCTTATAAACTTATCACCATGCAATATATAAATATTGAATTTTTCACCTGAATCATTTTCATATATTTCCGAAGTAATATCTGCATCGCTTAATCCCTCAGTTAAGTATTTCTTATACTTTTCCACAATTTTAGGATCCATCATGCGTTCTTCTATCAGGTGTCCAAATTCATGATCTATATCCTCTTTCTCAGCGCCTTTGGCAATGTTGATAATGCCTTTTTTTACATCACAACTACTGCCATTCTGCCCCATATTAAAGGTTACATCAGCCATTGCTTTCTGCACTTTATCTGGCAACTGTGAGTATGCGTCAACAACAGCTTTTTCATCTCGAATAATGTTTACATCCGACTTTGACGCTTTAAACATTATATCTCTTATATTATCACCATTTTTTGTATTATCAACATCTTTCTTCTCCAACACATACTTCCTGTACCACTGTGCATAACTCATATCAAATGGTACATGAATGTTCTTGTTGGTCTCCGGATCCCTTGCAATTCTCTCTTTTGGAAAAATCCCATCCTCAGGATATGCCATGGTTGTTGATCTGCAGTTGGGGTGCATAGGAGGGAAGTTTACACCTACCTTGGCCTTTGAAACAAAGAATACTTCCTTGTCCAGACTACGGCATATAGATGATGTTCTCATATCAAGTGTAGCAAGATAAATATACCTGAGTGTTCCTGCCGCCTTATATGACATCAAGGTGCCCTGATTACAACAGTGATTCACCTCTGTGCGGATAATACGATTTATCTTATATCTTTCGCTTACTACCCTTGCCTCAAGTGCCAGCTCCATATCTCTGATACTCTGTCCTGTCATAAGGCCCTGTGTTATAACCTCTTCAAGGCTCTCTGTCAGCTTCTTTGTATTCTTCCATACCCGCTTTGAATAATTGGAGCCCGCCCAATTGGTTGCTATTGCCGCTTGTACATCCCTGTCAGTCAGCTTCGTGAAGTCAAAGCCTGTCTCTGTTCTTCTCTGCTGGTCGTATATGCTCCTGTAGTAGCTCTGCTCATATGTATCTATAAGCCTGTCTGTGAGCCTGTAATGAGCTGCAGAGCCAACTTTATAGGCTTGCGCATGTATCAAATCCTTTAATGCCTCAAGACGTGATATGCGAGCCGCATAAGCCGGAGCATTGAGCCTTGCAAGTATAGCCTGCCTGGCTATCTCCTCCTGACACTGTGCAAGTGTGATCATAAGATTGCGGCGCATAGTCTCCGTCTGTTTTTCATTAAGAAGCCTCAAGGCGGCATCCTGGCTTATTCCTGAATCACGTGCATACTTACCAAATATCTCCTCTATCTGCTTCTCTACGATATCCACAGCGCCATCAAAGAGCTTGTTTACATGCATAATATCAACATCGGCTCTGTCCTGGGAGAGCTTCTCAAGATCTACAGCTCTCTTCTCCCAATAGTTGTTGTCGCTCATAGATCACCTACTCTTTCTCAGGATCCTTTTCTTTGTCATCCTTTATAGGTGTCTCCATATCTTGTGCATGCTGTTTAACAAATGTATCTAAATACTGCTGCTGTTCTTCGGCTTTCTGCTTCTTCACATTCTCTATGACCTCATCAACATCTTTGATAAACCAGAGCTGTGAAAGAAGTGTCTTATCATCCACTATACCCCTGAGCTGAGTTACCATATTGATGATTGTTGGCTTATCTATTGGCATTGCAACTGTGAATACAACATCAAGCTCTTTCTTGTCTATGAGAGACATTTCACCCTTGACATTAAGCCAGTGGTTGTACATCTCGAATCTCTTCTTGAGCCCTTTCTCAAGGCTCCTCATCTTGTTCTTCACAAGCATATTCATAACCATCAACTTGAGCATGAGGGCCTGTCCTGAGCTGTTTCCTGCAAAATTCTCATCTGTCATATCAACTGTAAGGGTCATCTTGTGGATTTCTCGGATAATATCATTACAGAGCACTGAAACACTGTTTTCATCAAATGCTTTCTGTATGTACTCTATCTTTCCATCCAGTGGCAAGCCATCAATGAAGCGGTTCTTCTTCAGTTCTTTCTCGTCATCGTCATCTAATGTCATACCGAACATGGCAAGGATTGAATTGACGAACTTCTTCTTGTCTGTCACTCGGTCGCTGAAAAGCTCGTTGAGTGCATCCTGCATAGGAATGATCTGTTCAAAGTCACCCTGTCTCTCATCGTTGTTCTGGTACTCCACCACAGGAACCTCACCAAAGTAATGCTCCTGTTCGCTGCCCTCAACAAGGTAAAATTCAAAGTTATCAAGGTCACGACTCCTGTATTCTTTGGTGTTGTGATCATTGCATACAGTGATTGAATAATACTTTGATTCATTCAGATCTTCCTGTATCTCATAAATAATCGCAAATAACTTATTGTGCTCCACTGTATTGTCTCTGACCATGATACAGTTCATAGGGTTCACTACTGTACTTCGTGGCTCTGGATTTTCATCGCTGTTGGCATAAAGCTGTTCATAGGCTTCACCATATATGCCTATAGCCTTACCTATCTTGGAATCTATCTCTGATATAGTCTCATTGTCGTATACGTCCTGTATGCGGCTTATATCAAGTTTCTGGGACAAGTCAGGATCATACAGCTTCACGCTTCCATTCTTGATAGATGCTTTCACACCACCTTCAAGCTCCTTGCGCTGTTTATCCGCTTTATCCGCTTTGTCGCTGTTGTACTTGACCGGTTCACCGAGATAATAGCCAAGGCCGACATCAACCACATATTTAGCATAGTTGACATTGAACCTTACAACATCATCATCGTCATCCACTTTGTGTGCAAGAATATCATGTCTACCCTCGTAGTAATCCTTACACTTAGCCCATCTGGCAAGCTGCCCTTTATGCTTCTGTATGAGGTATTTGAAAACCCTTGAATCTATGTTGTCTAAGTCCGGCACCATTGCCGGATCTATGTATATTGCCATCGTGCATATATCCTTTCTGCCATGTGTTTATAATCCCTTCGGTCTCTTCCTTGACTTAACACGGCTGTTTCTTCGTATATCCTCTATTGAGTACCTGAGAGCCGCCATGGCATCGTCAAAGAACGGCACAGGCTCATCGGTGTACTCGTTTGTCTTCTGGTCAAGCTGCCATTTCCACTGTCTGATCTCGTCATATGTGTTTGTGCAGCTATAATGTATATGTATCTTTGGTATCTGCTTCAGATAATCTATCTGTGCATGTACGCTTCCCGGCTCCTTTAGGACTCCTCTGGCTCTCTTATATCCGGCTTTCTGCCACATCTTGATTCTGTCCGGCTCTGCTGAATCACAGTACATATTTAGCTTTTTATCAAACTGCTTTTCAGCTGCCATCTGTATGATCTCGTTCGTGTCTTTCTCGTACACATAGAGTTCTTTGCAGATGTACAATTCACCATCCTTGAAAGCCACCTCAAGCAAAGCATTTGCATGATTGAATCCAAAATCCTGTGCATTCACTACATAATCGAAGTTGCTATGATCTGTGTCAAAATCCTCAACAACATAGTTTGTAAGGATAAGACCACCAACTTCGCCCCATTCCCCAAGGCCATACACTCTGTACCCCTCAGGGTCTACTTTCTTACGTCTCTCCATTCTTGCCCTGTATGCCGCATCAATAAATCTGTTGTTGACATAGTTGCTTGAATGTGTCAGTACATTCTCGTCCTCAATATCAAAGAAGTTTTTCTTTATCCAGTGGGTAGCTGATACAGGGTTAAATGTCATCTTGATCTGATAGAACTGCCCTGGTGGCAGCTTACCTCTGAGACGGTCATCTATAATCTCAAAATCACTCTGCATAAGCTCCGTAGCCTCTTCTATCCATACATCCGTGAGCTTTCCACGCTTAAATGTGATAGATTTCAGCTTTTCACGCTGCTTATCATCATTTACCCCTCTGAATATGATATGGTTACAATTTGCCTTGCATTCGATCATGAGCGGGTTCTGCTTGATGGTCCAGTATTTCTCATATTTATCACCGAACATACGAAAAATAGCACCCTGCAATTCTGCAAAAGTGCTATCTCTGTTTGTTATATCTGATTTTCTTACACATAATAAATTCCTGCCTGGATCCTGAAGGAGCCTGAGTATATAGTTTGTGGCTGTGTCAACACTTTTCCCGGATCCAGCCGAGCCTTTCATAACTATATATCTTCTCTTGCTCCTGTTCACTTCCTTAAATGCAGGATTAAGCTCAACTTTAATGTTCATCGTCTGCCATATCCTCCACTTCTGAATTATCCAGAGGTGTTTCATCACCATACGACACATTTATATTCAATGTCATATCTTCGCCCTCGGTATTCAGATTGATAATATCCTCAGGCCTCTGCCCCACTGTATCCCTAATGAACTCAGCACTGGCAATTGAGCCTTTGAGGGCTTTCTGAACTTGGGCTATGAGTATAGCGTCCTGGACTGTGATATTCTTGCCCTTTATATCTGCTATGTTCTTTATCTTGTCGATATTGACCACAGCGCCTTTATGCAGGCTCATGGACAGGATAGTCTCAAGGGTATCTTTCATCTGCTTCTTGGCAGCTCTTGTCTTACCTGATTTGACGCCGCCTTTCTTGCCTGCTTCCTGAAGCTCTTCTTTTGTCATGTCCTTAAAGCTCTTTCCCATCCGTTTCACCTGCCTTTCATATCAATCTATTTATATCTTATTCTTCGCTGGCTTATATGAATATTCATATCCATACTTCTTTGCGTTTCTGCTGAGCCACTTACTGAGATCCGCATCATAGTTGTCACTACTTACCTTGACGCTATGAATGGCTTTGTTGAACTCCGTAGCCTTAAAATGTGGTTTCTTTTTAATCGTATATGTTCCTGCTCTTCTTTTGCTGTATAGCTTAGGATCTATACCTCTAGGCGCCAATGCGTTTCTGCTGCTTGCTGTTACCGCCTTTTGTCCACTACCTGCCCATGTCTCAAGGTCTGCCCCACTAAAATTGCCCCATCCATTCGCTGGATGATTGTGTATAAAGTGCTTACCTTCGCTTTCAAATGCATCATAACTCACGCTACCTCTGGAACCCTTATAATAATGTGTCACATATCCATTATCATCCACTTGGACTCCCCATTCTCGGCCACTCTTGGTGTGCTTATCATTAAAATTCTTGATAACCCTGTCTATACTTCCTGTATTCTTTGAACCATTCATCCAGGCAGGAAACAACTTCTCAGATGACTTACCTCTTCCATTTGAAAATGATAGCCCCCTATCTCCTTGCTTTGCCCTGAATGCGTTTGCTCCTCTGCCACCCAATTGCTTTACCTCCACGAAAAAAGGACACTTCACAATGAAGTGTCCCAACGTACTATAACTATGTAATATCTATTCTTCCTCTATCGGGAACCACAAACTGCTGTCGTCATTCACGCACATACATAAAGGATTGTTAAATGCATCCTCCTCAGATTCCCAAAACTCTTTAAGTTTTTTATCTCCAAGCATTCCATTCTCATAGAGGTCATCTATATTCTTGAATGTTATCTCCTCATCCGTATCATAATTAACGATTGATGCCGGACTATAATATATAAAATAATCTCCAATCCTGAATGCCTGAGCTTTCTTCATATGGTGTAAAAATGTGTCCTTAAGCATATCTCCCACCTAACCTCTCTTAAATGCTTTATTGTCATAATATTTCACCTGAATACTGTCAGGGAATTTATAACCTATATCACCGCCATATACAAGCACTCTCTTTGGCCTGATGCGCTTGAGTGCTTCTGTCATTCCATTATACCACATCTGCTTATTTTCGTCATCCAGCTTGACTCCAATAGTTGACACTGAAACAGTTCCACCCTGCTGTATACCGTCAAAACAGAATGTATATGTTTCTTTCTCAGCCCATGAAAGAGTTGGTATAACAGTGATACCAACGTCCTGCATCATCTGACCGATGAGGCGGCTTCTGTACACGTTCCATATCTTCATAGGCATTGGCATGTCCATGTACAGGCTGAAGTCTGGAGTAAATACACAGTCAAACTCTCTCAGCTTGTCCATATACTGCTGTGGGCTGTTCCAGATCCGTTCAAACTGGTAGTCATCAATGTAAAAATGCACCCCACATCTACGCTTCTTGGTAGATAGAACATAATTGAATGATATCAGCTCATCCGGTTCTGCGTTCTGTGCCTCTATAATCGGCATCTGATAAAATCCCTCTGCCCTTGCTCCGTCAAAATCATCAAGGTTGTATTCCTCGTATGTTCGCTCTCGTTCATCGCCGTAGTATCCGTCATCCTCATCATCCTCAAGCAGATCTGGAACATCAAAACCAAAGTCAGCCATGTCAAACTCCTCTATGGCTGTAAGCTCCTGGTTGAGTAAATCCAAGTCAAAACCACTGTTCATGGTCAACTTGTTGTGCGCCAGAATATATGCTTTCTTCTGCTGCTCTGTGAGCTCTGTAAGCCTTATACAAGGCAGTTCGGTATATCCAAGCTCCTTGGCTGCCATGAGCCTACCATGTCCCTCTATCAGGACGTTTCCCTCGTCGATTGCAAGCGGATCATTGAAGCCAAACTCACTGATAGACTGCTTTATCTGCTCAACCTGTTCCTGTGGATGCTTCTTTGCATTCTTGGCATATGGTATTAACTTATCAATATCAACATACTCTATCTGCATATCTGCCTCTTCCTAGCTTCGATATAGGTTCGAAGCTATACTTTCTTACTCACTCTCTTCGGGATCACAATCTTGTACAGCGGTTTACATACATTCTTTACCTCTCCACCCCAATTTATAGTTGGCTGAAATTTGTATATCTTAGTGCACTTAACCATCACCTTTATCATGGCTATTGGTAAAGCCAGTCTACCAAGTACAGGATGTATGTATTCAAAACTATATTCAGGTCTCACGACCTCAAACCTTTTAATCTTACTCATATCTCACCTCAAACAAAATAGCCCAGTGGGGGAGAGATCAGCGTTCACTTTTCACAAGGGGAGGTTTACAACCACTGGGCATAAGAAAAGGGACACAACCGAAATGGCAAACAGTCATGTCCCTTATGAATCAATATTTCATGGTCTATCTTACAGCACAACCATGTGTTTGCACAATGCTTTTAGTGTGCTATAAATGTGTCAGATTTTAGATAATCGCCCCATGTTCGCTGGAACTCCTGCAGAGCCCAGCCATGAGCATGTCTTACCCAGTCGTATGAATATTCCATCTCCTCTGCAATATCCTTTAATGACTTATAGTTTATGTACTTCTGATACAATATCTCCGTATACTTCGTATTACGCAACTGACACATCTGGTGAACTGCTTTATTCCGGAAATCTTCAAATGTTTTTCTGCATTCATTCATCTCAGTTTCAAGGTCAACATATCTACCAACTGTACGACTCATAGTATCTGCCACGGCACTGGACTGTACCCTTTCCTTTGAATAGTCAAATCCCCCCGGATTCATTGCAAGTTCTTTCATCTTGAAATATTCATTGCTTAACCTGTCCATGTAATCCTCAAGCATTTTGACCTGATTTAGATACTCTTTTGCTTTCACCGCCTCACCTCCTACTTGTTCTCCCGGATGGTGAAATCCAAGCCTGTTTCTTCCTTTAGTGTCTGTATCAGATCATCCCAGATGATTTCTTCATCACACAGCGCATCGGTCTTTAAATTAAATCTTTCGCAGAATCTCTCAAGCCTCTTCTGTCCAAAATCAAATTCATCTCGAAGTACCATGCAACTCATTATCAAAATACAATCTATTGTATTCAGTTTGATTTTATACACAGCTTCGTCAAGCTGCTTCTGGTTGACCTCAAGCGGAACAAACATGGCTCCTCTGACCTTGAGTTCTTTCTCTGCCGCTTCCATGCCCTGCGTCTTGATGACATTCATCAGCCATGCAGCCCCCGCCATTCTTGCTTCGTGTAGCTTTCTATCTGATTTTGCCATCCTCTCACTCCTTCCGGGTAAATCTTTTCATCAAATGATTATATGGATCTGCCTGTGTCTTAAACCCTATCTGTCTTTCTTCAAGCGGATCATTGAGCTGTGCCCCATCAAGGAAATCTCGTAGTTCTTCCAGACAGTCTGGGCATAGATCCTTTGTCTCTACTGGATCATCGAACACATCAACCATCCTTGCCCTTATCGGCGCTCCGTGTTCAAACGGCAGGTCATAGAACCCGCCGCATCTATCGCATTTGCCTGCATATGCCATTATGTATCACTCTCCTTTATCAATTCCGGATTGTCAAAGATGTTGCCAACGACCTCTGCATTAACCATGTTTATCCAATATCCTAAGTCTTTGCGATAATTCCTGCTCTCTGACCAATCCACATAAAATCCTATGTGCTCCGTTTTTTGATTATCAAAGCAGCTTTGATATGCTCCATATCTGATTTGTGCATATGCATTGCCAAAATGATATTTTATAACATCATTCTCCCATATCAGCTTGCCGTTCTTGTCTTTCAAGCCTGTGCATTGACAGATGGTATCTGGTCTTACTTCATACGCAAATGGCGAACCTGCTTTATTGCTTATATACCATTTATCATCTTTGCAATGCAAAAATCCTGCAGCCCACTCTCCATTACAAGTTTTCGCCTTGAATAGACATCTATCTTTCATCCGCTCCACCTCTCTTCACTATTCTCGCAGCTCTTTCTAACCCTTTGTGAAAAAAGTCATCATATTCTGCATCTAACCATAGGCCGTAATTCTTAACATATCTATCAAAATCGGCATATGACATTTCCCGCTCCTCTTCCAGTTTCTCCACAACCTTGTCCACATCGTAGGCTGTTGGCTGTTCCTTAATAAGTTTTTCCATCTGCACAAAACCTTCTGCAAGATTATCCGGTACAATATCCTTTTTCTCGTCATATCTGTTACCAATTTGCGATAAAAGCAAGTCTGCATCAATCAATCTCATCTATTCCCACACTCCTATCTTCTCAACCTTGCCACGGCCGCATTCCACTCGTTTATGAATTTAAGCACCCACGTAGCCGGGTATGTGCTTACAGCATACTGTTTTGAGATAGCAACTGCTCTTGCCCAGTTCGGATCCTGTTTGATCTCATTTGGAATCTGTGCCATCCTTACACCTCCACTTCATCGTCTGCCGGAAAGTGGAACACCTTTGGTGGCAGGAAGCAGAACGCCTGCTGATATCCACTACCCTGTAGGATTCCAGGACCGCCTCCACACGATATGTAACTTCCATACAGTTTTATCATATCTTCCAGCACTTTCTCTGCCTTTCTCCTTGAGCTGTATGTTGCCATAAGTATGGGAGCTTCATCTGGCTTAATGTTGTCCCATGCATACATTACATTTGTCCCATTCTGCGCAAAGCCGTCTATTGTGATGATTCCATCCTCATATTTAACATCGGTGTATCTTAAACCTTTCTGACTAATTAACCTCATCACTCCTCAGCCTTCCTTTCCGCCTCAAGCCATCTGCGGGTACGCTCACAACAATGCCCTGTGCATTTATTGCCATCAAACCCTATCTCACTCGGACACATGATGATCGGCGCAAGATCCGCATCACCAAGCGACCTGATGTAGTCGCCGTTGGTCATCGGCTCATAGTTGTCAACTGCATTCTTGGTTCAGTGTGCGCATGGTTCCTGTGACTCGTCTCTATATTTGTATTTGCAAGTTTTGCAATTCTCTATTCTCTCTGGTGTTATTTCCATCGTATTTCCCCCTTCCTGATCATCTCTCTTATGTCTGTGTTGCTGAAGCTCTCCTTGTAGCCCTTTCCACTCTGCATCAGTACATGGTGCTCATATACCTTGATGATTGTCCAGCGCTTCCAAACTCTCACCGGGACATTCTCCTCTTTTCCGTTCTTTGTGAGGATCTTCACCACCCGCCCAGGCCGGCAGATGGTGTTAAATGTAGCTTCTAATTTAAAATCTGTCATGTGTTCTCCTTTTTACTCGGCTTTAATTTGTATTTTTGACCAGTCAACTGTTTGCAGTATGTTCCACAATCTCTCTTCCCGTGATCTCCATGCAGTCTCAGCATATGTGTGTGCTTTTGCGCCATAATGATAATCATTTGACTTCAAATGTTGCACAGCAGCCTCATGTGTGAAGAAAATACCAGAATCCACCGGATATTCTTCATAGTAGCTCATGCTGATATCCAATTCATAAAGCGCATCTTCAAGATCTTCAATGCTATATGCATCATCCATGGCATCTTTTAACTCTTCTGTCCACTTACCTGCATCCTTCAAGCTCTGGATAATCATACTTTTTTGCTCTTCGTCTCTTCTTAAACAGTGCATTTCTCCTTCATATATGACCTCACACGCATTTTCGTCATACAAACAAACACCATCTGGATTATTCAATTCATCTCCATATATTCTTCTATAGTCGCGTATTACCCAATAGCGTGGGTCAGCCTGACATAAATGATCTTGTGTATTCATCTCTCTCTGAAGGTTGACCAAAAAATCTATATCATCTTTAAGTAGCTGACGTTTTTCGGTCGTATCTTCATGTCGTTTCGTTTTCCAAAATTTCGCCATATTAAAAGCCTCCTCTATACAAAACACAACTGTCCATTCTCTTCTTCGCCTATCCTCATGTTTGGCATCCTCTTTCTTACACAAAGCTCTGGAAGATTCGACCTCACCATCGCCGCCGGTATAGGTGGACAGACTGCATTTCCACATCTCTTAACCTGTTCACTTCTTGAATATGTCTTACCTGTGTTGTCATGATCTATGATGTAATCATCCGGAAACCCTTGGCACCCATATAGCTCCTTTGGCTCAAGCATTCTGAGACCAATGTCAACTATCTGATACTCAACACCTTGGATTGTTACAAGTCCGAACCGATCTCTTGATGTCACTGTATCAAGCGGCTGTTTTATATCTTGGCCTGTACCCTCTCCGTAGTATTTAATCAGGAATGCTCTGACCTCTCCAAAATGTCCGGCTGATGTTGTAACTGTATGCAGTGGCTCTCTCTCATCCTGTCCTATTCCTGTTTTGTAGAACTTACTGAGGAACGAAGTCACAAGGCCATATCTGTTTGAGCTGTCTACTGTCATGATCGGATTCTCTATACCTTGACCTCGCACCTCGTCTGAATTGGTCTCTGAATGATATTGAATGAGTGTAGGACTTATAAAACATTGCTGATTGCCCTGAATGATGAACGGCTCTGGATTATCCAGAACGAACTTCTTCAGCCCTCTTGCAATCCTCTGCATAGTCTTTGGTGCAAGTGGCCTCACCGCCCGAATGCCGTACTTCTCCTTGATCTCCTCTGATGTATCAAAGATGCTCGGACATGGCAGGCTGAAATCAAGCTGTGTATATGCCCCAACATAAGGCTTGAGCAGTCCCGCCTTGACCTCTTCACTGTCTGCCGGTGCATGCGTAGGCTTTGGCCACATGATAGGTACACCATCACACCTTGCGATCATAAAGAACCTTTTTCTTTTAGTCGGTGCTCCGTAGTCTGCCGCCACGAGCTCTCTGAACTGTACCTCATACCCCAGCTCATTGAGCTGCTTTACAAATTGCCTGAATGTATCTCCTTGCTTTGCCCTTATCGGATGATGTCCTCTGTTGAGCGGTCCCCATGTCTTGAACTCTTCGACATTCTCAAGCATAATCACTCTCGGTCTCACAAGTGCCGCCCATCTGCATGCTACCCATGCAAGGCCTCTGATGTTCTTATCCTTTGGTTTTCCACCCTTGGCCTTACTGAAATGCTTGCAGTCCGGAGAGAACCAGGCAAGGGCTACCGGATGCCCCTCACAGGCTTTCACAGGATCAACCGCCCACACGTTCTCACAGTAGTGCTTTGTGTTTGGATGATTGACCTTATGCATCCTGATGGCTTCCGGGTCATGGTTGATAGCTATATCAACGCTGTACCCTGTAGCCATCTCAATTCCTGTTGATGCTCCACCACCTCCAGCAAAGTTATCAACGATAAGTTCTCCGTTTATCATGGCAGCACCTCCGGGTAATCATATATGCTCATCTGTACCGCCGGTACATCTTCCCACGGCACTCCGATATAGTCCAGGACTCTTCCCCAGCCGAACTTTTCTCCTGTCTCTGGATCCGTGCAGCATCTATACATGTAAAACTCCCATTCTTTGGGATTTCGCTCTCTGAGCCTGTCAAACCTGTGTGGTCGTTCTTCCATGTGGATTCCGAAACCGCACATACTGCAGCCTGTCCTCTGTGCTCCTGTCGTTCTGAGATTTCCGTGTCCGTCATCCTCTATCCGTCCATATATAGCCGGTATGATTGTCTCAACCGGTTCATAAGGTATCGTGTTGCCAGCCTTATCCTTGCTGTATGGCTGCTCATAATAAAGCTTTGTAAACACATCTGTATGTGCGTGATACCAAGTGTCCATCTCCTGAGCAAGTCTCAATATGTCATTTCTGAGGTATGGTGCAAATGGCGCTGATCTCATTACTGTCTTGCCATAGTAATTGCATCCATGGTCTGTGAGAGCTTCTTCTCTCTGTCCACCCTCAGATGCCATCATGCCAAGAAACGGATAACTTGAATGTGCTCTTGCCCAATCGTCACACGGCTTTTCTTTCAGCCAGTAGCAGCAATCATTTGACACCTTGAAATTCGGCTTGTAATACATGACCCCTTCATTCTCGTTCTCATATCCACCGAATAGATTGAGCCACTTCTGCGGCAGCTTCATGCGACTGTTCTTCTGAAAGTGCCCCAGCTCTCCGCATTCACCTGTGATTATTGCATGTCTGACTGTCTTATTGTTCTCTGTCGGATTCTGAAGCAGTGCTATCTTGCCCGCTATCCTCTTGCTGATAACCGGGAACCCAACTTCATTGAGCACCTCAACTTTTGTCTTGAGTGGGTTCAGGATAGTCACTCCAAGAGCTTTATGTACCCGCTGTATACTCTTATCTTCTAGGGATGATACTGATACTGCCGGAACGTTGATGCCTATCGACTTCAGAAATACGTGTAGTGTAATACTGTCAAGACCGCCAACACTCACATGAGCCGTTTTGTCTCGTATCCGCATCTGCTCCATGAACTCTTCAGCTCTAAGCCTGGAACGCCGCACCTTAACTTCATACGGCTGGCTCTGGAGCATTATCATTTTCTCCCTGGCTTCTTTCTTGCGCTTCTTGTATTCCTCTAAGCCCTCGTCCGGGCTGTCAAGTTCGCCGTCCTCTCCAAAAATTCTCGTTATTAAGTCTTTGTTCATTCACTTCTCAGGAACCCGCTATAGCATTACCCCGGCCGGAGGTTCGGCTCCTTTCGTGTGTTATTTGTTTAGATCATCGGCAAGGATCCTCACCGTTTCCTCATTTCCTCTATTTTTTCCCTAATCCTATCTGGTATCGGAACACCCTCTGACTTATCTTCCAGTACCTTAATTCTGCTTTCATTTCCTGCAGGCAAGGAACTTATCGCATGTTTCCTTAAATTGTCTATTTCAGTAGAACTGCCCTGAGCGATATTCTGAACGAGCTGCCTTACTTCGGTTGGCATTTTTGCGATTTCCTGTGCCCTTGCAACCTCAGTACGATAGCAACGCTGAAACTGTGACATTACAACTTGCTCATTGAAATCTTCATCTAACGCCCAAATTCGAAGTTGACTTGGAAGTCCAACTGCTTTCTGAACAGCCGGAGGCAACTTTGCATATTCTTCCGCCGAATTGTATGCACTGTTTCGTATTGCTCTGCTGACCAATGCCCATGCCTCCATTTCATTCAGCTCCTGCGGTTGGGTGATTGAATGAATTTTATCAATCAGTTGTCCAGGAGCCGGTGCGAACCCGCTTGTATTTGTTTGCATATAGACCTTAAATGCCATGGCAATTTCATCCTTGCTGTATTCCTCTAATGCCATAGTCCATGCATTAACCGCCGCTGTTCTACTAGGCGGGTTATAATTTGGATATGTAGCCTGCACCATAGCAAGTAAATCTTGCACATCTTCTCTTGTCATTAACTACTCCTCCATTCATTTAAAATGTCCCGCTCACCATTTCTTGAAAATGGCTGCTGATTGTTATTTTTGCTGATCTTATCCCATAAGATCCCCTTGTAGCTGTTTCCCATTGACAGGTCGATTACATCTACCACCGCCGCATCTCCATTTTTCTGTGCCTCTTTGGATATTTTGGTTAGTAACGACTTCATGCCCTGTTCAACATAATCCTCTTTTCTGGCAACCTTATACTCAATCCATTCTCTGACTTTCTCCAAAAGAAAATCCGACATGGAATAATTCAGTATGAGCCTATCCAAAATCTGAATACTATCCTCTTTGGTCTTACGTACTCTTTTCGTTTTGGGCTCATCATTTGCCACCTGCAAGGGGGCTATAAGGGGTGTATTGTCTAATCTTGTTTCCTCTAATTTCCTTTTCTCTTCTCTACTTTCCTTTCCTTTACTCTGTGTATTTCTTCCACCATTTATCGAATTTCTTCCGTCAAAAATTGAATTTATTACCACTTTTTTATTATTTTCGGGTACAGCAATTAAAAGGTACTCTTTTTTCAGTTCAATCTTTTCTCGCTTGGACGTAGCATTCAAATATCTTTTTTGCACCCCTTCAGATGTTAAGATATTGAAATCATTAAAAAGTTGTTCTGAAAAAATGTCCCTTCTGATACAAGCTGCCACTATATCTGCTATTAAATTTTTATTGTCACTCGGTAAACCGTTCTCCGACATAAAGAGCAACAACGAGTCTGTAGTCCATTCACAGTAGTAACCAAATCCTCCATAGATTTTCTGATAGAGTTTGACAAGTACCGCAAAGCCTTTCAGTCCAAATTCAGCTTGTATCAATCTGACCTTTTCTTCCATGTGGCAATCCAATTCAAAGTAATCAAGTCCTGCTTTGGTTGGTCTGCCTGCCATTTATCATCTATACCTCCTTGATTCTGATTCCATATATGTGGAGCATCAACTTGCGCTTTATAATGTATTCCTTTGTTCTCATGCCCTTCGCATCTTCAACAACCATGCAGTTGTTTTCTAAGTCCCAATAAACAAAATCAGCCACATATGAGCACTTACGCTCCAGGAGCTTTCCCGGTTTGAATCTGCCCTTGTTGGGTCCTTTTTCATATATCTCATTTGTGTGTTCTCTCTGAGCTGGTATAAGCTCAAATTCTCTCTGAAGCTGCAAGCCTGTTATCTTGCCAGCTTTCTCAAGCAATTTCAGCTCTGTATATCTCTGAGCTTCTTTCTTGCTGTCGAATGTGATGCCGTCTATTACAACCTTCCTGTTGCCGTACTTGGCTCTTGACCTGTTCCGAGCCATCGATGCTCCTTTCCCCCTGTCACCCTCAAATAAAAGCAACAGGGATATATGCTAAGACATTACGCTGCGTGTTGTGATGTATTATGTAATGTCAATGTAACCTACTTGAAACTTCCAAACAGTGCTGCCTCGGCAGCGTTCATCTCTGGCTGTGGATTTTCTGCCGGTGCTGGCTGTGGATCCTGAACACTGTTCTGTGTATTCTGAGTATCCTGTGGCTCTGCCTGTGGAGCCTGTGCTTCTGGTTCATTCATCTCTGTTGCTGTGGCTTCCACATACTCATCATTGTCATTCTCAACGTATGTAGGATGTCCCTCAGCGTCCAAGGTTGCCATGTCACCCTCAAATGCTTTCTGGAGATCTATGCTCATTACTCCCCACTTACTGATTAGCTGACGGAGCATTGTCTTGTAAGCCATTCCATCAAAATTCTTGTACCAGAATGATGAATACATCCATGAATCTCTCGGATCATAATTGCCAGCCTCATAGTCAGCATATGATACTCTCTGCTTCTCTCCGTACTTTGTCTTGACCTTTCCAGCGTCCTTGTAGAATGCCGGTGCATACTTGTCCGCATGAGCAAGCATCTGAGCCTTACTCCAATACATTGTCTTTCTGAATCCGTTCACAAGCTCAAACATTGCATAGTAGCCGATGGTCTCAGCCTCTTCACGCTTGTCCCAGTCATCAACCATGAGATTGACCTTGATATCCTCGTTGAGTGGGTCGAAGTATTCCAACTCCCCTTCCTTGATTGCGACAACATTCAGTCTCTTATACTGACCGGAACGGATCGCAAGCTGAATATATCCCTTATATCCCATCTGGAACTGAGCTTCCTTGACGCCAGTCTTTGTATTGTTGAATGGGACCATGTAATAATGTCCGAGCTGTGGAGATGGCGAAAGCTGTAAGCTCTCACCAAGAAGTGCAGCTGAAAGAATCGACTGATTCGTGCACTCCTGAAGTGTAGGGTTGGTGTTATATGCTGATACGATAGCAGATATGAACCTCTGTCCATTCTTGCCACCAACCACCTTGTTGATCTGATTCTTGATTGCATCTTTTGTAAGATACTCTGTAATTCCCAGATTCTGCTGTGCTTTACTTTTTGCTACTAAACTGTTATTTACTGCCATTATTTCTTCTTACCTCCTATGAAAACTAAAACGATTATTGTTATGCATATAATTAACGTGATCTGCACTGATGCTGCCATGTGTTACCTCCTAATGCATAATCATATCTTCTAACATCTTGCGCAGTACCTCTTTCAGAGCCTGTGGCATTTCCCTTATGTTGTCCTTGTTTATATTGGCTTTTGGCAATATCTTAAATAAGACATCATCTATGAGGTCACTCATAATCTCGTTAATGTCTCCCTCAGCTTTGGACGCTTCCATGGCTCTACTTATCAACTCTTCTGTAGCAACCTCTCCATATCTTTTAGCAAGTGACTCCCTTAAACTCTTCATTGCAAGTGCTAACTCCATTACTAGCACCGGAGTATTCCCTCTCATTGATACTGAGTCTATTTCTACTTTAATCATCTTGTATACCTCCTACTTAATCGCTCTAAATGTTATATTTCTGCTCTGGAAGAACTCTCTCAGAGCCGTTGCATCTTCTGTTGTAAGTTCTACCTCAAACTTGACTACCATCTTCTGTGGTTCCGGCTGTGACTCCTGTACTGGTGTCGGCTGTACCTCCTCTGGTGGTGTCATAGCCTTTGCCATTGCGGCTCTCTGCTCCTCGGCAACCTTTTCCTGTGCCTTGCGCTCTTCCTCAGCCTTTCGTCTTGCCTCTTCTGCTGCTTTTCGTGACTCTTCCTCAGCCTTTCTCCTTGCCTCAGCTTCTGCCTTTGCCTTGACAATCTCTGACATTCTCTTAGCCTCAGAAATGGCCTTGTTAATGTCTAATGTCTCCTTAAATACCTCTGTAGCCTCAAAGCCAAACTCCGGGAGCTGACTGAGTGTAAGCACTCCATTGCCGATCTCATACATTCTTGACTTCATTTGATCTTCTATACTCTTCATCGATACCGATGCATTCAACCACTTAGGATCCCAGATCTTTTCCAACGTGACAAAGTTCTGGAAACCTATCTGAGAGAACAGATCTTCAATGGCTTTCTGCTTTTCAGCTTTGCGTTTCTCATCGTATGCCTTGACCTGTTCGTCTATCACCGCTATAGGCTTGTCTATGATACCTATGATCTCGTTGATTTGAGCCTTGAACACATTAAACGGCTGCATGTATTCTTTCTCTTTTCTTATTCTCTCGTCATTGAGGGCTTTCTTTAACTTGTTAAGGTTCGCCTTGTCTGCCTTTGCGTCCTTGATCTGGTCATCTGTGTAGACAAGCGTCTCATAAAATGAGACCTTAGATATAAGCTCAGCCTTGAGCTCTTCGTAGTTAAAATCAATCTTCTCCGGTATCGCTACCTCATTAACTCTTAATTCCATTTTTAACCTCCTAATTCAGCACCAGCTCATACTGGTTATTGTTCTTGTTCTCTCGTATCATCGACATGATACGCTGTGTCTGTCGCTGTCTCTCTTCCTCACAGTCGCAGTGCTCGCCTGGATCCAAGTAAGCACCGCACTGCGAACATTCGTTGTAATACATTGCATCTCTCCTATATCTCCGGGAGTATCAGCGGCGGCTCTTTCTTCACCTGTACGCTCTCCCAGAAACTTCTCTCAGCATCAATAAGATACTGAATGTCATCCTCTACCTCCGACCGCTCTATCGGATAGTGTTTGGTCTGCAAATATACCTCTCCATCAATTTCAAACTTGAGCTGTGCCTTGAGTACCGCATATTCAAACTCTGTCACCATCAAGTAATGAAGCACCTGTATGTAATAGTTATCTGGCACTCTGTTATCCCATTTTTTCTTCTGACTTGACTGCAGGATCTCTGTGGTCTTGATCTCAAGCACACCATTGCGTCCATCCTGGTCCATAAGCCATCCGTCAAGGCTTGCATGCGCCCATGGGTACTTATCATTCGTGAACATGTTGTTTTCCACATATCCAACTTGATACTGTGGATAATCCAACTTGAATAACTCCCTCAGATGCTTTTCTGCCTCTGTTCCATACTTGACATAAGGCTTATCTGATATGTCCTCCGGCTCTATGCCGTATGCTTTCTCTTTAAACAGTTCCACGTTTGTCTTGTATGGGCTCATCCCAAAGATGGCCGAGGCATCAGAACCGCCTATCTTGGTTCTTGCCCTAAGCCACTCTTCATGACTTCCGAGCACTTTCATCTCAACCATGTTCTATTCCTCTCTGGCATCTTCAATGCTGTTCATAAGTTCAAGCACGCCATAAAGTCCCAGCTCCGTGAACACGGTTCCAAGCAAGTACGCCACCAATCCTACCGCCGGCAGTGCAAGCAGCACTTCTGCGTTGAATAAGATGTTGTAGGCCAACAGCAAAAATAAAATAGTCATTATTACAAGGCTCACCATCTTGACAGCCTTTGTATCCATGTTCTTCCTCTTCATTGCTTTTCTTCCCCTTTTCTGCTATGATTTTATTGAGTATTTTTCTATGCACCGGCGGAACTGCTATTCCAAAGGTGCTTTTTTACTGTCAGGGATCTAATTCATCCCAGTTTATGACGGCTTCTTTTGCTACCTTATTTATGTCGAACGGCGGCACTCGTCTGCCAGCGTCAAGCTGTTTCTTGTACTTCAGATAATCCACCAAGGCAAGCACATTGACCCTTGTTACTCCGGCACCATCCAGTATGGTGTATGGTCCATATCTGCCAGACTGGACATATCTGTCAAGATCTGCTATACGTCTGGTTGCTGTAGATAATGACATCTCAAATATCTTCATCATTTTCGCCTTGCTTATGTACGGCAACCGGCCAATCTCCCTGACACCTATTACCTGTATGTCTTTGACCGCTCTGCTCATCGCTCTCACTCTCCTTTCTCTATGACCAGCCTCAGCCCAACCGCTTTTAGTAAGCTGTCGGCATTGGTCAATGTCATTCCTCTTTTATCTGATTCCCACATATACAAGCTCCTGTCAGTAAATCCTGCCTTTTCAGCCAATTTACGCTTTGACATGCCCTGTCTGATTCTTTCTCTCTCAACGGCCTGTAATATTTCACTTTTATCCACTTGACATTCTCCTTTCCTTGAGTACTATATATAGTGCGTGAACAAACGTTCATAACAATATATCTAGAAAAGAGGTGAATATCATGAGCACTCCGTTATACAAACCAGGCACTGACAACTTATCTCCTGGAAGTTATAAGGAAGTAGGGCCACGTGGAGGATCTGTACCAAAGCCAAGACAGGTACATATCGATCAGGGTGATCGACTTCCTCCAACTCAGGAAAAAGGTCGTAACTGGAAGAAGGTTTAACTCTTATGGGGGTCATCTAGGTATGAGGTGGCTCCTGTATTTTTATCCTTTTTCTGCTGAAACAAATACATCTACCAAATGGCAAATTGATCTGTAACCATGATTCAGCGTATCGGATCCCCTTCTCCGTATATTTTGTTATGTAATGGTGCAACGTTCCCATCTCCTTTCCTTCTTGATTTCCAAATGTCGAAAATCAACCTTCCGACAAATGTTCCAATGGCTATGCCAATGATCGTGCTTAACATCTTTTCTTTGGTTCCTCTCCATACTCTTTCTGAATTACGACAACAGGATGCCTTACCGGTTTTGGCTCCAGCAGCTTTCTGATTATCTGGAGCTCTTTTCTTATCTGTACAAGCTCTGTGTATATCTTCTTGAGCATTTCTTCCCTCCTTTCTCCTTGTCGTCTCCATCATTCCACCCTATAATTTCATTAGGTGCTTTTAGCATCAATCCATACGAAAGAAGGTGAAACTATGCGAATTTATGCTTGCTTACTTGGTGAATGGGTAGATATAACCGAAACTGCTACCGTTGCAGATTGCCAGGATCCTGTTACATATTTCAAAGAGAACTTGAAATATGAAAATGGCTCACGATATGCAAAATGCTTTGAGTACGATTACATTCATATCCAGTACCAGGGCAAAGACTATAGAATAAATCCAGCATTTATTCAGATTGTCAAGGAATAAAATTCTGTTTAAGCAGGAGGTCAAGTTCCTTTGGTGGCTCAAAGGTTAACTTGGCTTCTTGTGTCTCAAAACCAGCCACAATGATATGGTTGATTCTGCTCCACTCTGCATGTGTCATACCTTCCGCAAGGGCGATTATCTTCTCTGCTTTTTCTTTGGTTATCAACTATGCCTCTCCTTTCTCTTATTCCTTATTTTCGGTTAAACCGAAGTCAAGAGGCAAAAAAATAAGCCTATCATATGGTATCCCATAAACCTCTTCTATTTTTCTTAAGATAGGAATATCTGGATAGCTTTTCCCCCTCTCATAATTACCCAATGTATCTTTATTTATGCCGATTAGCTTGGCTGCCTCATCCTGTGTATAGTGCTTGAGTTCTCTTGCCATCTTTAAAGATACTTTCATCTTATCAGGAATTTTACACACTTTATCATCTCCTTTCGACTTTGTATGAGGCTAGTATACTTCGGTTTAACCGAATTGTCAACGGTTTTTCCGAATTTTTTTCATTTTTCGTTGATTTATTTCCGTTTTTGCCGTACAATGAATTCATGAGGAGGTGAATCTCATGAGTTCACTTGGAAATAAAGAAATTATGGCAAACAACATAAGATTTTATCTTAGTCAAAACGGCATATCCCAAACTGAAATATGCCAAACACTTGGGTTTAGCATGTCTACTTTTTCCGACTGGGTACATGCTCGTACATATCCTAGAATTGATAAAATAGAATTAATGGCTAACTATTTTGGAATAGAAAAATCTGATTTAGTAGAAGAACGTACAAAATCACAGCGTGCTGGTGTTGCAATCAATGTTCTCGGTCGTGTCGCCGCTGGCATACCAATAAATGCTATCACGGAGATTATAGATACTGAGGAAATATCCGAGGATCTTGCTAAGACTGGAGACTTCTTCGCACTTAAAATAAAGGGTGACAGTATGGAGCCTCGTATTGTGGATGGCGATGTTGTCATCGTTAAGCAACAGGAAGATGCCGAGAATGGCGACACTGTAATTGCCCTTGTGAATGGTGATGATGCCGTTTGCAAGCGTCTCAGGAAGTATAGAGATGGGCTAGAGCTTATATCCAACAATCCTGCCTATGCTCCGATGTTCTTTGACAAAGAAACTATAGAGACTAAGCCAGTTCGAATAATTGGCAAGGTAGTAGAATTAAGAGGGAAATTCTAAGGAGGTTTGTCATTGCTTACACCAGATGAAATAAAAAGGGAATGCGAGCCTCACTTTCCTTGGATTGGAGATAACTCACATTCAGATTTCTCCAATGTAAACTTCCTTTTCAGGGTTGACGGCAAACCTATCGGCATAACATATGATGATTATGCCCGGTTGATTGCAACAACATTTGGAATAAACAAACCAATAGAGCGACATATAGAATTGATAAATCAAGGCTACTTAGTTCCTTGTAGTGAGGTAGATTCACTCAAAGCATTAAGATACAACGAAATGCGAAAGATCCTTAAGGATCACGGATTAAATGCGGGTGGTAAAAAAACAGAACTTGTCCAACGCATACTTGATAATATTAACATATTCACATTGTCTCTCAGAACTGTATACAAACTTTCTGATATTGGCAAAGAATACGTCAAAAAAAATAAATACTTAATTGATGTTGTTCCATATTTGGATGACAAAATTTTTACATTAGACGAATTTATTCAATGTAAAACAAGTACTCCAAGCTGGGCTAAAATGGATGATCTTTTATGGTCCATATATAATGCCAAGACGATGTATTACTCCGTTTTTTATAATCACTTTATGCTGCGAATGACAACTCTACGTCAAAGTGACGTATTACGCAGAGGCGGAGATTTTGATAGAGAATTAGATTATCTTGTTCTAGTCCTAATGTTGGATTTGAATAACACAAAACCTAATTGCAAATATGAGGATTTATTTATTGCGCCCAGAATTGCCAATCGAATACATGACCTAAAAAAACACTATTGGGATGGAATTGCCGAAGTTCCTTATCAAACTTTAGACTACTATCGCTTAACAGGTGCACGTAATTTTAAAAATGACACTGGCGAGCATTACATACCTCCTGACACCTTTCCATTTTCAATCATGGAATTGATCGTCAAGGAAGTCTTTGATAAAGGAGAAATTGACCTACAAAACTATAAACAGTATGCTAATGATATTTTTTATAGTTGAATGCGAGATATATTTTGATTATAATAACTATATTAAGCCGCCTATAGGGCACGAATTTTATGTAGTTATTTTTCTTAATATTTTAGACCTCGCAGAAATGCGGGGTCTTTTACGTTATGTGGTTATTTCCATTTTGGAAACAACCACTTGGGTATTGCATTTTTTGCAACAACCAACCAATTCAATATTGACTTTGGAAGATACATCGTGATATGTTCGTTGTGAACGTACTCCGGTGTCCTTCGGGCCCGGGGTCTTTTACGTTGTATTAACCTTTTCCAATTTGAAAATAGTTCAAAATAAAAAAAGTCCAGAGCGTTGTCACTTCCCTCATAGCGGGAGGACGTTGCTAAGGACTTGTTATTAAATCCCTCAGGTGCTACCAACACCTGAGGGAAACTACCCACAAACCGAGGGCTTATGAGCAGTACATCATGCAAGCTACATTATATCATAAGCCTTCTCATTTTAGTAGGCTTATTTTTTATGCCTATTTTTAGATAGGAGTTGATATTATGTGGTCAGAAATACAAAAAAATGGAACCGTGAAATACTGTGAGAGATATACGGATCCGCTCACAGAGAAGGTGAAGAAGGTCACCGTGACGATGCCTAAGGCATCACCTCAGAACAGAAACAAGGCGGCAAGGATCCTTGCCGGGAAGATTGAGAAGGCTGAGACTTCCTCTCCTATCCGATCTGATACAACGCTAGGGGAGCTGGCTGATGCTTATATAGCATCATTACGGCAGTGCAAGAGGAAAGAAAGTACAATTGTAACTGAGAAATCATATATATATCGTTGTGTAAGCACAATCGGTAATGATGTCCTCGTTGACAAACTTTCTCCCCGCTATATATATGATCAACTTCTTGCTACCGGTAAAAAAATCAGCACAATAAACGGATATATAAAATATCTGAAATTCACTCTAAAATGGGGGGTGAAAAACGACTATCACTCAAATCATGATATACTATTAAAACTCGACTATATCAGTGAAGAGAGCTCCGACGAAATACCAGAGGTATATGACATCAGCAATGAATATCTTGAACATGATGAGATAACAAAATTACTTAATTACTTTATAGACAATAACCACTGGCAGGACTACTATATATCCTATTTTCTGATTCTTACAGGCATGAGGATTGGGGAGCTTGTGGCACTTGAAGATTCAGATGTGGATATTACATCCAAAACTATTCGTGTTACCAAAACTTACTACCCTGCAACCAAATACGCAACGTCAGCCAAAACAAGTGATTCAATCAGAAATCTTCATATACAACCTGAGCTTCTCTTACTTATAAAAAAACTCAGACTTTGGCGAAAAGAAACAATGTTTGAAAATGGAATTAAAAGCACACTTTTTATGCCGCACTTGAAGACAGGCGGCTATTTATCCTATGGAACCTATAACCTACACTTGAAGACAGCCGCCTCTGAAGTTCTTGGCAGAGAGATAACTCCGCACAAGCTGCGGCACACACACGCATCGATTCTGGCAGAAACTATGTCAGCAGAACAGATATCCCGTCGATTGGGACATCACGATGACAAAATAACAAAAGCTATTTACATTCATATCACTAAAAAAATGAAGCAAAAAGACAATGCGGCTGTCGACACAATATCAATTATCAACTAA